GTATATAACTCATTTCGGATACGCAATGTATCGCCATAGTTAAATTTCATAAAACACTCTCATTCCCAAAACAATATATTATTAATTACTATGATTGTACACATAATATGAAATTCTGCCTAGATGGATATAGCAAAAAAGGTAGCAATATATATGTTACTACCTTTTATTGTTTTATAATCAACCTTGTTGGCAGAAATAAATGATATAGTTACTATCTGGACTGACTGCAGCACCTAAAGAATAGGGATGATTCCAACTGCCACCAAAATCAAATACATATAATACATAATTATCAGGTATTTCTACTGAATCTTCATTAAATGACAATCTATGCAAATATTGTTGCTGAAGCTTTCGATTTTCTTTTTCAGTATAAGTTGGATACACTTTATCTTTGGAACTCTTATTTTCATAATTCGGCTTAGGCTTTAATGCATCTCGCGCATCTTGTATTCGTTTACGAATTTCAAAATATCTCTTATACTTTGCACTATTGTCTTCATCTGGAATCTGTACCTTATTGAATTCTGCTAGTACTTGATTTTCCAACTCATATATTTCATCTACAAATTTATCAATTGGATGGTCTTGTCGCTCTTGTATAAATTTACCCATCGGCACAGTTGTATTCTTTACAGTCAATAGCGACCTTGGAATTAATGCAGATAGAGAATCTGCATGAGCCATATTAGAGTCAATAAATTGTTTAACATACACATTGGATATATCAGATTTTGAAAGAACCACTTTAGAGTTAGAACGTGCTTCATCTATATATGGCTTTAATTGTTCCGGTGTGCCTCCAAATGCAAATTGTACATAAGCCCTACCTTGAAAAAAACTTGGATTACTATGCATATGAATATTTTTTGCAAAACCAGGTATTTTCTTTGGGAATCCAGGAATCATAGGCATCATTTTATAATCTTTGGTATTATTGATAGGATACTCAATTAATTCTATAGGTTTAAAAAGGCTCTCTAGTGACTCTTTTATTTCCTGTTTAGAACGAACTGTAAATAAATCATGACCTTTATTTTTATCTAAATACTCTCGAATTGCCTTTTCATTTGCTTTATCCCGATCAGCACGCGTCCTATAATCTTTAGTATTAATGGGATTTGTTAGCTTAATCTCTCCTTGACCATTCTTTTTCATATATGGGCTCACGATGCGTAAAGGTTTATCTCGACCACCAATAAAATAACCTTGATTACGTGTTGATTCAGTATTATAGTTTTTAATTTCTTTTAGTGCTTGTTCATCCTTATCATTATAAAGTGGATCAAACGTTTTGTATTCACTACCAAAATCAGGTTTTTCTGATATTTTAAATCGCTGAGAAGCGTGCTCCTTCTCCTTCCGTTCTAATGTAATTTTATCTTCAATCGAAAGCTTTTTGGAATTTATAGATTTATCCTTTATAACAGCTTTAAAAGCACCAGGAATAATCTCAACAAAATCTAATTTCACAGGAGCTTTAGTTTGTACAGACTGTTTTGACTTTGCATTATTTTTCAGTTCACCTCTAGTATTTTGGTTTATCCCGTCCACTGTTGCAGCTAAACTAAACTGACTAGATAATGCTAGTGAAAGCAGCATTAGTACAAAATATTTCTTATTCATTTCTCTCTCCTATATACACCTACAACTTTAAATATTATAGCAAAAAGGACCTACAGAAAACTGTAGGTCCTTATATTTTGGTGCGGTTGGAGGGACTTGAACCCTCACGAGCGTACGCTCACCACCCCCTCAAGATGGCGTGGCATTTAAAACACATTTACAAAACCAACAAATGCGGTAGTTACCTACTTTATTAACATATATATAGTTGTATATTTTACTATATTTTACTATATTTTTATATAAATTGATGTCAAAATGATGTCATATATAATATATACATTACATGTTATGATCCCTTTCTTCACCATACAGCCTTTCCATACCTTGGCGAGTTACAAGCCAATTCTTGCCGGACTTTCTAGCTTCATCTTCAGTGAATTGCTTATTTGCATATCTCTTTAAGCAGCATTGCTTAATAGAATCAGCTGGCACATTCCATCTTTCACCGGCCTCTTGCGTTGTCATTACATCATCTAATTTCATTACAGTACTCCTGATATTACTAATAAATTGTAGACGGATAATACAAAGGCAATAATACTAATTATTAAAGTTAATCTTGAAATCATATGCTTGCCATTGGTATAATAGTTAGGAAGATTGGGGCTCTTTCGAGCCCCTGTGGTTACTGATTTAATAACTGTTTTATCGCGATTGCTAGTTGGATAAGTGCTGTTATTAGCGGTAGCCACTTTTTTATTATCTTCCTTAACTTCTTCAACGGCTTCACCTCCTTCCCTATATCTATATTATAACACGTTTTCGTGTTATATGCAATAGTTTTTTATTAATTTTACAAATAAAAATAGAGCCTACCAACCCAGATATTTTCTAAGTTAGTAGGCTCTTTTATTATAGTTGCGTGTATCCACCATTACACGCTATGGAGATGTATGGATCACCTCTTTACCGATGTATCACTACTCCGATTACTGCTCCCGCTCCCACCATCTGAGATAGGTTGCGTTGCATCCGTAAGCGTTTGATGGTTCTCTTGTCGTTGTCGATTTGCCCCTTCAATTCTGTTAATGAGCTCTGCATTTCTGACAAGGTAACTTCTTGCTTCATGGATAGCATTTTGGCTTTCATCAATTCGGTTTCCAATGTCGAGATTGTATTGTGTGCTTCGTTCAATTCTTCCCTTTGCTTCATGACTAAGGTCTGCGCCTCGGTCAAGGGAAGACTGGATGCTTCGATTAAGTTCAAGGCTTTCTCGTTGTTGTCTTTCAATTCGTTCCACTGTGTTAAGGGAATCGTGATTGTTGCTTCCGGCTGGTTCATGGAAGATGTACCAGCAGCAAAAGACGGAGAGGAGCACAATACCACCGATAACAGCATGGCGGTAACTAAGGCTATTAAGTAAAACTTTGATTTTGTCATACATTATAACCCTCCTGCGTAGTCAGTAATCCCCCTAGCAATGGCGCGAACGATAGTATCCAAATCATTAGATAACATAGCATGATCTTCTTCATTATCGATGAAAGCCATTTCAACTAATACTGCAGTCGCATCCGTGCCATTTAGTACCCAAAGGTCGTCGCGTTTTTTTGTGCCACGGTCAACTGTGTTAATGCTGCGGATGATTTGACTTTGAATATCACCTGCTAATCGTTGCCCGTTAAAAGACTTATACAAAGTCTCCGTACCTCGAGCTTCCGTATTAAACGCATTACAGTGGAGGGATACAAAGATATCTGCGCCCCAAGAATTAGATTCAGAACATACAAGCCCTAAATCGTCATCTTGTAGAGTGCGCACATCGCATCCAGCTGTTTCCAAGTAACACGCTAACATCTTGCCTGCATCACGTGCCACATCACATTCGCGTGTTCCATATACAGGATTAACTGCGCCACTATCTAAGTTAATATCGTGGCCAGGATTAATAAATACTTTCATCGTTTATCCTCCTCTTCTAATCTATCGGGAATACCATTATTATTTTGGTCTACCCAAAGCCCTAAGAAGCCTACAATGGCTGTTAAGACACTAGGTATGAATATGTGGTCAATAATAGTAATGCCTACATTAATCAGCTTATTCGCTTCGTCTGACACGTACCCACTAATAAAGGACATAACATATTGAGTGACCACCAATAAAATAGGCACTAGCATAATAAACACTAGCGCCCGAGTAGCTAAAATACCTGTTGGGTGGATGTTAGCCACCCTCACAGATTTATAAGATTGTTTAATTGAATTAATGAGCTTTTGAGGTATGTTCATGAAGTTCATCCTTAATATCCTCAACACGCACTTCTAATGCTTCAACTTTTGCTGACAACAACACTTGCTTGCTCTCAGCTTTTATTCGCTCTGCACGTGATAACTTAATTTCATCTTTCAAATCTTTTAGCGTATCAGTTAATACACCCCATTTTTCTTGAAAGATAAGATTATCTTGCATCCGTTGTGAGTCTAATTGTTGTAACAACGGAATAATCAATAATCTATATCCTGCACCTGCAACAACACCCACTATTGTGAGTGTTGTTAAGATGTCATTCAACTCAAATTGCCAAGTCCACATCTATTACACCTTTCTCCAAAATCCTATAATATCAATGATATACCGAGTATTTGCCGGTACACCCCAAGCCTTAATCATATGGCTGTTTCGTTCAACATAAACACTATTGTTATTTACATTAACGCTTTTTTCTATCAATCGTACAGAAACTGGCGAATTTGGTGGAAGCGATGCGACCACGTTGCCATTACCGGAAGGGGTAGTTAACTTAAAATCAAAATGCAAGTAACCCCAACCAGTTAAGGGGTCAAACGCTAAATATCCTCTATCCGCACCCCTCTCACCTGGTACTGCCGTTCCCCATGCAACTTCATATATTTCGATTGGTTGCGAAGTTACTTGTCCACCACCGCTTCCAGGGTCGCCTTTCGGACCTCTTAATGCTTGTAATTGTTCTGCCGTAAAATCGGAATATCTGAACGGCTCACCTTTATCACCCTTTGGCCCTTTAAGTGCATTAAGCTGTTCTTGTGTAAAGTCTGAAAACTTAAACGGCTCGCCTTTAGGCCCTGGCGGTCCTTGTGTACTTGATGCATACTGATTAATTTCCGTTTTCTTAACATACTCACTTAATTCAGATTTTTGAGCGAAGGACTGACCCTCTAGTTTATTAACGTAACGACTAGAAGCATCACCAGGTGTTAATGCATATTGGCCAATCTCGTTTTTCTTAATGAAAGTACCTAAATCGTTCTTATATGCAAATGTTTGAGTCGCCCAGCCTTTTTGAGCGTAATTATTAGTCGCATCTGTTTTAGACAAATAATCACTTAATTCTGTTTTGAGTGCATATTTAGGGTCTCCTAGCATAGTAAGGTAATTTCTTATATCAACTTTTTTTAAGTAAAGATTTTCGGCTTCTTGTTTAGTTGCATATGCAGATAAATCTACATTAGCACCAGTGCCTGGCGGTCCTGGTGGTCCTTGTTCACCTCTAGGGCCTTTTAAATTCTCTAATTGCTCCTGTGTGAACATATCATAAGTAAAAGGCTTTCCGTCTTTACCAGGTGGGCCTTGAATACCCTGTAACCCTTGCTCGCCGTTTAGTCCGTCAATACCATTCTTACCAGGTTCGCCCTGTTGTCCTGGAGGACCAGGAGGCCCTTGCTCCCCTAGTTCACCCTTCGGCCCTTGCAATTTAATAATTTGGGTATTATCTTTGACAATGATTTTATCATCATCATTAGACTTTATATGAATATTTTCATCACTCATATTATTTCCCCCTATTGCTGATGCCTTCAGCTATTGTTATTTCACCTTTTATCAGACATTTAATAGGCTTTTCACCGCTCCATAGGAATAAATCCCAATAGTACTTGCCATAGTCCAATGTGTTTGTATCCAAGGACAAGATGATTTTACTTAACTCATCACCTTCTAACCCCTCTTGTGATACTGCCACATCAAACTTTGCCTTGTACTCATCATCCGTTGGATATTTTCTAACACATGCAAATAGGCTTTCACTATCTACTGCATTTGTATATCCAACATTTAGAGTGATTGCTTCCCCTTTAATGACATTAAAGTTGTGTAGGACTGGTAGTTTCATCTTCATTCACCTCGTCCAATTCCATTAGATCATTATGAATACAACCCTCTGTAGGGCAAGTGCCATTTTCATTTAAAGTGGCCCAACAATATTCACAAAAACGCATTACAGGTACATTGCTTTTGATTTCTTCCATATTATTTCACCGCCTTAATTTTAGTAACCATTTCAGCTTGTAAAGTTTTATATTGTGCTTGCAAATCACTAATATCTGCATTAGCTAAGCGTCTACGCAATACGGCTTTATCAAGTGCATCAAATCGTTTATCATAGTAATTTTTAATTTCTGCAATTTGTTCAGCCTTAGTTGGTTCTTTTGGTTGTGGAATTACAAACTCACCATTTACATAAAGCTTACCTTTCATAAATTCATCTAGCATACTATCGCCGTCTGCAGAGTAAATATAATCCGCTGCATCTGGCCACTCTTTTTTAGCATGATCTAGTAATTCATCTTTGCTAATCAAATTATCAACAAAAGATGTAATGCGTTCACCTTGTTCATTTAATACAAATACATATTGGTTCATGTGTTTTCCCCTTCCCTTATGCCATTCCTAGTGCAAACCAGTAATACGATGCTGCATATCTATCACTTGCAACAAATACAGCTTTTGTACCGCCGCTTTCATTGGCAGAATTTGCAAAATATCTAGGAGTATCTGAACCAGACCAGAATGCATCAATAGCATTAGCCATAAACAACGTAGTAAATCTAATAGGGAATGTAACTTCTGTTTTAGTTACATTATCTTGTCCACCAAATCCCCATTGAATAGTAAACCCATTAGCAAATTTTACATATCCGCTATTGTTAGTTAGTTTAGATGCTACAATAGCACCTTGCCCTAACAAGTTTTTAATTGTAACAAGTGTACTTGCAGGGGAGTCGTTCCAGTTTGCACTTCCAAGGATTGCCTTGATTTGGTCTGTGATATTTGTATGCGCACTTGTATCACGGTTATGAGAATCTAATGCTCCTCGTGTGAGGTATGCCGCATCAATCTTCTTAACTGTTACATTCGTGGAGTTACCAATTACTACATCTAAAGAGAACACTTTAGAATTAATCGGTGTTTCCTTAGACGGAATGTAGGAAGCATAGTTCCCGCCGTTACTATAAGCAATAAGTTTAGCAGCGGAATCAGATTCACCCTCAAGGTTAGCATATACGCCTAACTCCCTAGCGAAGAACCCGCTATTTACTGTGCTATTGCCAACAGCGAATTCAATTCTAAATTGGCCATCGCCTACGAATTCACCGCCCGAAGTGAACGGGCACTCTAATTTTGGAGCTAGTACGGAGGTCATAGTATCGATATTTTGGTTATCAAGCTGGCCGTCACCAGTAACTAGCTTAATGTATTGCAACTTCTTGCCTGTTGCTTGCGATCTTGCGATTAACTCACGGCCGTAATTGGTTAATCGTGTATTTGGATAAATAGAAGCCATGTGTTCTCCTTATACTTTAATTGTTTCTAATACGTCGAAGCTCATGCCTATGTTAATGTCAGAGCCTACTTTGAAATCAAGCTTGTCTAATGCCGCTCCGACATGGAAGGACTCGTATACATCAGATATAGCGCCTACATATATTTCGCCGTTAAGGTTTGTAGTACTTTTTGTCTTGATGATTAAGTTCTTAGGTATTAACGGCTCAACATAATCGATGATATTGTTGAGCTGTGTTTCAAATCCATCGACTACATCTAGCCAGTACTCATATCTATCAGATACAACAGAGTGCTTTACTACATGATTGCCAAACTTGAAATTAAGCATTTCCTGTACTTTTGGCATAGTAAAAGGACGCTGACCGATTAATACCGATAGTATTTCACTTCTGCGCCCTTCCGTGTCTGCCAAATCCGGAGGATTGATGCCTAATATTTGTTCCCATGCTTCGAGTCCGTAATCTGCGGCGGTATAGATGTATTCTTCCTTAAAGATATCCAGCATGATATCCCATAGTAGTTGCAGTTCTGCCGATTCCACTCGATACACTTCTTGGATATCCCGAGAATCTCGAGTTAACGGAACGGAGAATTGTGAGATATCAATATCCCGTTTAAAAATCCCGAAGTCTGTAATCATACTGCCACCAAAGTAATCGTCCCTAATACAGGGATTTGATTATCCTTCAATTCGAGTTTTGAAACAGAAGCACCGTTTATAGTAATCCTACCGACGTCAAGAACATTAGGAAGCTCAACCATTAAAGCCGTTACCAAGCTAGTCCGAAGAATAACATGTTCCTTCTCGTCTTGATTACACCATTCTTTAGCGCGAATAAGTAACCGTTGCTTGATAGCGTTTTCTGCAAGGGTCTGAATTTCGTTAATATTGTGCCCGCTCATCATAGTCACTTCAATTCGGTAGTTGACTGTAACTGGATCGGCCTTTTCGATTGTTACGGTGTGACCGATAGGGGCGAGCCCGTACCCTTTGCCTTTAGGGGCAGGGTCTATCACGTTCTCTACTTCCTTAATCAGTTCATCAGCCGCTGGCTTGTAGTCGCTGTTCAACACAACTAGCTTAACGGTACCACCGCCGTTCCAACAGCGGTATACTTTAACACCGCCAACGCCTGGGATAGCTAATACCTTTTCCTTGTAATCCGCACCGTTGCCGCCGTAGGCTTTAGATTTCAAAGCATCAAAGTACCGTTTACGGAATACTTCTGTATCTTCTTCATCTTCACCAGGCGTGATATTCTTCAATATCTTAGCGGAGGTAAGACCATTAATACCTTGGATTGGTGTGATATCCCCAGTAGTCGCATTAGGAGTGCGCCCGTACTGTTCGCATTTGAGCTTGTACTTATGTTCAGTGTCGTCGATTACCTCTGTTACAACAAAGTTATATTCGTTGTAGTTAAACCTGGAGCCAATCGGTACCTCCATATTGAACTGGGCTTCAAATTCGCCTTGCGTGGCAGGTTCCGGGTAAATATTAAACTCCGCAGCACGAAGTATTAGGAATTCCCGGTCTGCGGTAGTTGCAAACGCTTGTTTCAGAATCACATCGGCTAGGATATATAGTTCTGCAAACTCAACGCTTGCTGGAGCTGTAGCATCGTATATAACACTACCTTCGCGCCGATCGAATTCATCTTTAACTCTATCGAGCATTCGTTTTTCAATTCGATTGGCCGTCATATGCTCATACAATACCTTTCACCCCTTTCTTGATTTTTTGTAGCGTACCATAGATGGTATCTACATCAAACTCAACCATGACGTCACCACCTTCGTGGCTAAAATCAAAGTTGTATACTTTAGTTATTCTGTCGTCATTCAGTAAAGCCTCTTCTATGCGTCGCTGTAATTCAGCGTACACATAGGGGATAGGCTGACCGAATAAGTCCTGTAGTTCGATGCCATAATTCCAACTGTAAATAATATATTGGTACCGCTCCGTATTAATGATTTTATAAATCGCTTGCTCCATAGCTCGCAACTTATCCGCATATCCTCTGATTTGGCTATCCGTTCTAAAATCAACGTCATACGTGTGCGAGGGTTCAATATAATTCACTGTATCAGGAATAAGGGCGTCGTTACTTTGTTTTGGTAATAGTAAATTATCTGCCATTACTTAGTCGTGCACCCCCTATTTGGGTTATACCAACGGTCTAATGCTATGTAACGCTGTCCGCCGGTTTCCTTCAGCATAATGACCTTATCGCCCATTACTAATTGGTTATGAACGAGATACTTCTTACGGCCCACGTAGTCATGGTTATGGCTTGCAAATTCAGCCATGCCTCCGCCACCTGCTCGGTTTTCTGTAACATGATCAACGCTCATCTCCATAGTCCATTCACAGGTATTTTTGGTAAGAATAATATTCTCTTCAGGTACGGTTAACTTAGGGTCAATCTTAATAGCAAGCGGTGATACACTGACAACTTCGCCGACGATTACTTCCATAGGTTCGCCGTTTGATATTACGGTGCTCGCTATTTCTTTAATCGTGTTAACGATTTTCATGTAATCGCTATCCATTACTTAGCCCCCATTCGAATAATCTTAGATGGCGCCTCGTCATTATGCCATGCAAAATTTGCGTTGCCATATTTCATAGCATAACCCCGGCTCGAAGAGTTACCGAAGCACCCGCCAGCACCATCGGCAATAACAACGTGCTCATCATCACCATAAATCAACAAGTCGCCTTTATTAGCGTACCCGTTAAATTGTTCCGTTGTATAACCTTTAGCCTCGAGATTTTGACGAAGTGTATCAACTCTTGAAGTGCCTTTGTTGTACTCATCTTTCAAATCCGAATTGTACCAAGACCCGGTAGCACATACTGTGTCCGCACACCCCTGTTTACCATATTGGGATACTCGGCCGTCGTTAGAACTGAAAGCTGTATCGACTTGGCCAGCTGTACCACCTGCACCAGTAGTGACTGCGGAGCTTTTGGTCTTTTTGGCAGCTTCGATTTTCTTAACTGCTTCTGCATCTTCGTCTTTTGCAACTTCATAAGCCGCATCATTATCAACGTATCGTAAATCTAAATCCATTCCGTGAAATCCTGTTTTAAACGTATGGGTAACAGATGTTACCATCATGTAATTATTAACAATCATATCGCCAAAGTTTCTGTTAATGTAAACCAACGAGCCACCACGCACACGCACATCGCCAATGACATTTTTTAACTTAATCTCACGGCTCTTTTTGTTTTTGTGAGCCATGATTGCCTTGGCTTGCGCTACTGCGTTGATGTCCTTCTCTTTAGGAATGAGCAGATACTGTAATCTGCCCCATTTCTCGATGTTCTTATCGTCCTTGGCTATGAATGTGTTCTCCAACTTACTTGATGCACCGTTTGGAACTGTACGCACGATTTTTACATAGTTGTATGTTTCCTTGTCTATGGAGGTCGTATATTGCACGTCTTCCATACACTCGTCATCAATGTAAATATCCGTTTTCATAGTCTCAAACGATGCTAGCCGTAACTCGCCCGCATCATCATACAAATGGTAGAATGCATGATTAGGCGTGTAAATAGCCGTTTTATCAAGTAATTGGCATATCATTTCTTGCAATGACTTATCTTTGAATAAGGTTTGTGGTTTCTCCGGAGTTTTCCATACGGTATCGTCCATATAACCACATTTCAATCCGAAGTCATCGGCTACCATTTTTATGAATTCAGTCGCAGTCATAGCTCCAATAACATAACAGTCTTTATTCTTGAGATAGCGTATCTGATCATAGCAAGTAACTGATATAGAGTTCTTGCCGTCACGCTGTTTCTCAAAGACATACCCAAAGAACACCGCTCCTCCGTTTAAGGTGAACTTGACGGTATCACCTTCTTCAAAATTGAGGTTAGGGTCTTTAGGTACTTTGAATGTCATCTTACTTGGAACGCAGTCAACTGCTCTCGTAATTTGTACGCCATCTTCGGGTTCTATGAGCCATAAATCACCAGTGCTTTTGTTTCTGATGGTTAGCTCATAATGTAGTTGCACAGGCATGGGTAACGGAATGATAGTGCCTTTGATTTGAGATTTTTCGACTGTTTTCTTTTCATCTATAGCCATTCGTTATTACCCTCTCGTTTAAGCTGGACAACTTGGCCAACTCCCAAGATAGCAGGAACAGCGATTTTGTTAAGTGCTGCAATTTGGAACAGGTTATCTGTATTACCTAGTTGCTTCTTAACGATTTGCTGTAAAGTCTGCCCTTTTGATACCTTAGCAGTTGATGCGGCCACCTTGCCGTCTGTAGGCCTGTCCGACTTAACGCTACCTTTTGCAGTACCGTCCTTATCGGTCTTCACTTCAATTCGTTTAGCACCCCAAGGCTTCCACTGTTTCAATGTAACGCTAGCATACGAGTCAAAGCCGTTATCTGCGTCTTCTTCTATGACGTAGTTTTCGAGCGTACATTTCATGTTAGTCATAGCTAGCATCTGTCCGCCTGGTTTCATTCGAACTACGATAAATTGGAAGATCGTCTTTGTAGTTTTGAGTTTTTCGAGTTCATCGATATAGTACTTAGCCTTCTTAGACTTAAAGACCAAGGACTCATTAAATGGATAATCAGAGTTAGGCAACAAGAATTTAAAAGCAATGTCAGTAAGCCCTGCCGGTTTAATAACGTTAACTTCGCCTTTCCCCAATAGTTCCATTGTTTCGTTCTTGCCATTGATAGTAGTGGTTAATTCTTTAGGGGGAATCGGTATCTGCATCGTCCCCATATAGAAGTAATACATTTAGATTCCCTCCCTTTGAATTGCGAACGCATCTTTCAAGCCTTTCGAGATTTGACTTGTAAAGCCGTCTAGGTCAGTGCCGTTATTGATTTCCACATCGTTATTCATTTGGATGTGAATTACATTGGCATCTTGCCATTTCTTCAACGATTTATCGATAGCGCTTTCACGGAGTGCCTTGATTTCCTCATTTGTCATGTCGATAGACTTGGCAATCTTGCCTGTGTTCTTGGCAGTCTTGCCTGTATTTTTCTTAGTCTTATCAGCCGCATCATGATCAGCACCTGGAGTAATTTTGCTCGCGTCAAACTCTTGAGGAGTTTTAACACCAGGCATATTAGGCATTAAATCACCAAGGCTAAGGTTAGCCCCAATGTTATAGCCTTCACCGAAAGCCCCTGTAACGCTAGAATAATCCATCTTGCCCATGACAGTAGTTTCACCGCCCGCAATCTCGAACCGTTCTAATACACCAGTAGACCCTCCTACTTTATCGATATTTACACCAGGGATTTTATTAATCGCATCTATGATATCGTTAATCCGAGCTTTTACGAATTGCCAAATGCCGTTCCATATGTCGATAAACAAGTTAGCGACTGCATGTAACGGGTCTTTGAATACGTTGGCCAAGAAATTAACAAATGCTGCGATGATGTTCCATCCTAATGCGAACACATTGAAAATAGCGGAACCGAACGCCCAAAAAGCGCCAACTACGATTCCTAATACACTAATATTCGCTTCACAGAAATAGTTAATAGCTTCTACCGCTAAGTAGATTATGACTATAACTGCAACAATCAAACCGATTATCCAAGTTAATGGGCATGCGTACAATGCAGCGTTCAAGCCTTCTTGAGCTACAATCATCGCTAACAGAGCAGCAGTTTCCGCCCAGTCCGCTACAGCTTTAATTGCCATAGCACCGGCAGCAACAATCGTTCTACCGGCTGCGATACCGGCTTGGATTGCATAAAACGCCATAACACCGCCCAATATGCTCATTGCTGTATACATGATAGACGAGTGCTGTCTAACAAAATTAGATAATGTGTTAAACGCCCATACAGCGGTGTTAATCGTTTCACCGATAACACCTACGAGCCAATAGAATACCGGTGCTACCGTTTGGATAGCTCCCGTTACGTTATCCACTAACTCACGGACGCCCTCACTATTAGCAAGGTCAGATATTCGCTGGAATACAGGCTCAAACGCTCGAATAGCTTTATTCTTAATCGACTGCATATGATCGCCCCATGTTTTTGGAAGCGACTCAAACTGCTTTTCAATCTCAGGCAAGTTATTCATAATAGCGTTTTTAATCACTTCGGCAGTAATCTTACCTTCCGATGCTAGCTTTTTAAGTTCGCCACGGGATACGCCCATAGATTTAGCAATGATGTTTTCAATCATCGGCGCGTTTTCAGCGATAGACCGGAATTCGTCACCTTGTAATTGTCCACTGGCTAAACCTTGCGTTAACTGTAGCATGGCGTTCTTTTGTGCTTCTTTCGATGCACCGCCAATGGCGAACACCTTTTGGATACCTTCCATAAATTCTACAGCTTTTCTTGGGTCCGGGAACGCATCATGTGCGGATTGGGATACCTGGATGACGGCGTCAGCCATTTCCAAATACCCGCCTCTTGCACGCTGTGCGGATTCAAATATCTGCTTATTTAGGTAAATAGCGTTTTCCTGGCTACCGGCTACCAATTTAAGGCGAGCTTGCACCTGCGCCCATTCAGTAGCAGTATCTTGAATTGATTCGATAGCGCCTTTTATAGCGCCAATCCCATTCATTACTGTATTAGCCAACAGATTACCGGCAAAGCTGTTCATGATACCGCCCATGCTAGCCTTTAGTGTTTCGCTAGCATTCGATACCCCGTCCATCTTATTATGTAGCGTGTTCATGGATTGGTAGGCTTTAGTTGTTGCGTTTGCGGCTGCGTTCATAGCATTAGGAATATTAGTTGATAGGCTTATATAGTTAGAAAGTGTAGCCATTCATTACCCCCTTTTTGCCTTATTCATTTCATCTTGCTCATCTTTAGCATGTTGCTGAATAAAGGCAATTACTACAGCCTTTTCATTCATGTCCATATCCGCAAAAACAGAAGGTCGCATATGGTATTTAACAAATGCCAAATATGCGAACATCGTTTCTGTTTCATTGGATTCTAGGAGTTTTTTACTTCTTTTACCTTATCTTCCATGCCGACATCATAGCCTTGGGCTTCTGTTACTGCTGCCAAAAGGTCAGCGTATTCACCTGGTGTGAGCATTGCTTTTACAAGCTCAACCGGTTCAGTAACGCCCCAGCTATCTTGAAGTTCCGCATCATAAAGATTAGGATAAGTGATTGCCTTAGATAGCACATCTTCGTTGTATGCAGTCGCATCGAATCGTTCTTCAGATTGACGAGTGATGCGGTCAGTAATGCGTTTAGTGTATTTCTTACGCATCTTTTCTGTTTCATCAGTAGCTAATGTTTTAATTTTCCACCTACTGGCTCGCCATTCACTTTGATACGTTTAGATGCAACGTATTCAGTCTCATTGACTACATCAACGTTTTGTTTAAGGAATGCGCTTAAATTTTCAGCCATTGTAAAAACCTCCTAAAAAAAGGGAGCAAGCACTAGGCTTGCATCCCGTCTAATTCGTTAAAGTGTTGAACGTATTTAACACCTTCATAAGTAAAGTTGTGTTCTTGTTCGATGTATTTGCCTTCAGCGTCGAACTCTGCTGCTGTTAATTCATCAAGGTTCACACCTTTTAGAATTACAGAACGGCGACCTGCTTTAGAAGTCGGATCGTTGTTAACTACTTGCATGTCAAAGTATGTATCCACACCCGTTTTCAAGTATTTTTCAACCATCTTATCGAATAAAGCTGTGTTGTGGTAAATTGTTAAGCTACCGCTGTATTCTACGGAGGTAGACTTATTGCCTGCACCGATACGGCCCAAGATTGCCACTTTTTCTTTATTCTTTTTAATTTTTGCGCTAAGTTTTTTAGCTTGAAACAGTAAGTATCGGTTACCGTTCTCTACGATATAGCAAGACGCTAATTTAGAAGAAACAACGTCAGCTGCATCCATCGTTTTCAATGCATCTAAAATTTCATTTTCCATACGTTATCCTCCTAGGCTACTACAACAGTCATGTACAATTTTTCCATAGCCACAGTTGGCTGTAATTGTACGTTAACCAATACATCTTCCTTGTTATCACCTTGCGTAGGTACTGGGATATCCTTATCATCGAAGTTTTGGATAGCACGTACCTTTTGGTATTGCTCAGCAAGATATACAAGGTCGCCCCATAAGGACTCACGACCAGCTTGGTCATTAGGGGATTTATCAAGATGAGTTTTATTGAACAATCTAGCGCCGTCAACTGCCCAGTTATCCAATACACGAATGACTTGGTTAAGAGAGAAGTCGCGGTTTTTAGCTTTACTGAATTCAGTAAATGTGTTGATGTCTTTCAATACACGAACGTCACCTTGGATATTACCACCAACGGAGTCAGTAACATTGTGGAACATGAACATGCCGTCCTTGATAGCTTGTTCAAGTTCGAACTGTTTGTATTTAACGTTTACAGTGTATTCGCCATCATAAATCATATTGCCTACAGTAGCGTTGATGTTACAAGATGCTTCTTGACCTAATGTCCAGTACACCAAAGAGCCTTTTTCAGCGCCTTCATCGGTTACGTCATTAAGGATAGAGATAACACCTTCATAGTTGACTTTAGTCTTACCATGAATCACTAATTGGAATTTAGCGCCACTTTGTTCACGACAACGTTTAGTAAATGCAATAAGCAAGTTCTTAATTGTGTCGTCCGCACCAGCGTAACCCAAAGTATTGAAGTAGTAAGGTTCAAGCATATCAATGCCGTCTTGGTAGTTTTTAACAGTAATTGTAGTACCGTTAGTACCACCGGATAATGCAGAGTAAGCAGTAGTAGTTAATGCACCAGTTTTAGTGAATACGATGTAATCGTTATCTTGTAATTCAGTTGCATCTTTCAAGTTCTTTTGAGTGTCTACTACTTTACGAACATCACCAGTAGTAAGGTAAGTAGTTACGATAAATTTACCTGTGTTATCCGGATCAGCTTGAACAGATACACCCAAATCGTTACCACGAATACCCTTATATTTTGCTTTACCGATTGTGCTTGTAGCTTGTGCACCGTCAGAGTTTAAGCGGTAGAAGTAACCAGTTTTCAAGCCACGGAACAAATCACGTAAGCCTTTCATTTTGTCATGACCATAGTCATAACCAAAGTATTTTTGACAATCCTTTTGGAATGTGTCGTTATCTACACGGAACACTTCACCACTTGGGCCCCAATCAAAGGAGAGCAGCATCGCACCAAAGCCACGGTCAGATACTTCTGCATATGCTCGGTCTTTGGATACGAAGTTAATATAAGTACCTGGCAATACTTTATTGTGGAATAAGAATGTGCCACCACCTAATGCCATATTTCACTAACCTTTCACAGGCGTTGTTAATGCCTGATTTAAAATTCTATCAATGTCGCTTTCCGTATACATTTCATCTTCGTTAAGAAGGCAAGTGAGTAAATCACGATACCGTCTATATTTGTCAGATGCAATGATAGCGTAAGCATCAAATTGTTGTTCAGCCGTTACCTCGACTGTTTCTTTTTCATCTGCCATCTTTTACCCTTTCCGTTAATTCCATGTGCTTCATCCGCTCGATAGGTTTGGCCACTCTCCGGAGTATGTTTTCATACGTCACGAAGAAGTGCAGCACACCGTCTGAAATCTTGTATTTCATGTCGGTGCCCATAATTGTACGTTCCTCAACTTGTACAAATTCGAGTAACAGATACAGCACGCTAGGAATACCAATGAGTTTTCGCGTATCAGTAACCACATCAAGATTATTGGCGTAATACATGATGTCTAAATCCAAAGAAGTATTATAAAGATCACCGACATGTCTGCCCATGCTAGGCTCAATCACCTTAATATACGCGCAGGGGAATGTCATATTGTTTTCTTTGAATTCTAGGTATATAGGCACGTTGAGTGCCGTATGTACGGCTTTAGATACAGCTGTTAATACATCAGAATCCACCATGCTTTTCAATCCATTTCTTTAATGTAATTTCCATAATACGTTTAGCGTTTTTACTGAGTGCCTTTTCAGCCTTCTCGTGCATGTACGCACCATCTACCCAAGGCTTTTTCAGTCTACCGCCTTGCATAACACCGCCTTTAGATTGGCCTATCCACGGAAGAAATCTCCCAACTTCTTGCCGGTGCCCATCATTAAGGAACGAGGCGTAAGAGGATGTGTTAAACACCTCAACCCGTCCGATTTTTTCGTTCAGTTGATATCTACCAACACTCCACGATTGGCGGGTATGCTCACTATCAAAATACTTCGTTTGTACTTTGCCGTTTTGCATGAATTTAACCGATCGTTTTCCGACCGGCGTGTTCAATTTAGCTTCACGCACATACACGCTGGCCATTTCCTTCACAACTTGCTTGTTGAAATTCTGAAGGCTACCTGATTGACTCAGTTTGACCAGGCTTCGATTAAATTCAGCAAAATCTTCCATGTTAAATTCAACACCCATGTCAATGCACCTCTAAATTTTCGAGTTGCACCTCTTGATGAGTGTCATACCGCGCAGAAATCGAGGCACTGCGAAAAAGTTGCTTCGTATTTCGCCCTATAAGCTCGATTCGAGCTCCATTAGGTATGATTACCTCCGGAGCGGTGAAAAGTACCGTGGTAGTACTAAATTTTGCAATCTCAGCGTTTTGACCTGTAGAGAGAGTTTTATAGCTAATTCTACAAGCAAAAGGACCCTCTCTACTGGCAGTTTTACTCATAATTCCAGTATCGGGGTCCATTGCATCCACTTCGGAGATAACATAACACGTACAATCGTATAATCGTTCTAACTGCTTTCTAGCAGCGTCTACCATCTTAGCCGTCGGAAGCATGCTAGGTCACCCCTTCCATATCCACTCAAAGCGGTGGCCAGTTCTTGGAGACGGGATGCCTTGTCTGTTCCTTTAAATTGAACTTCAGTATCGCCCATTTTAATGGAACTCGCCATTTCTCCGTCGGCTTCAATCAATTTGTTTTTGTTTGTGGTGATATAGCTGCCAATTACACGATATACGAGAACGTGCTGTAATTCGCTAGGTAATTCCTTCTGATTGATATCATTGAGGATATGTTGTGTTTCCGCATCAATCATATACTCAATGATATTTATATCAGAAATTGCATCATACCCGAGCCACGATTCAAGAATTTGTAAAACTGTCTCTTTCGTGGTCATATTATTCACCTACTATTTTTTGAATGTAGCTTTTACAACTTTGGATTGGTTAGTCAATGCAACAGTGTAGTGTTCATTAGCAACGAATTTGTCGATACCTTTTTCAGGAACACGATCGTATTCAACAGCAACATTACGTTTGATGTAAATTGTAACTGCAGGTAATACAGGTGTACCGTCTTCCACTTCTGCAGTTACACCAACGATGAAGTTGTCGATAGTTGCGCCAGCGTCATTGATGCGGCGAGATGTTACAACACGGCAGCCGGCAATCATACCGATTTCGCCAGTAATCATGACATCGTTACCGTATTTTGTTTTGTCGATGAAATTAGGGTCTTTACGAAGTGTAGTAATTTGAGAAGGTGCTACGAACAAATATTTTTCAACGTAGTCTTCTTCGTTCAATTTGTCTACTGCGGTAACAACACCTTCGTAGGAAATAACTTTAGTATCTGTTGTTGTAAGAGTAGCACCGCCGAGAGCTGTTACTATGTCTTGGTCGATTTTGGAAGCCAAGGATAAACGTAATTGATGAGTAGCTTCACCTACTGGGTCGCCATAACCGGACAATTTAGCTTCGTCTGTGATATCAACGCGTTTCATCGCTTTTTTAATCTTAGCTTTAGCGACGGATGTGGACATTTGAGTTGCAGTTACTTCTACGCCTTCTGCGATGTCTTCCGCATCACCAATGTAGCCCCATGCTGGAATAGTGATTTCGTTACCAGGTACACCTGCCAATGTGTTATCGATTTTAGCGATTGGAGTAAATTTAATAGCTTTTGGTAAGCCCGCGGACACCATATCCGCCATTACTTGAGGGTTAACTACATTAGCAACTTGCGTAGGACCTGCTGCGAATGTTTGTAAATTAAAAGAGAATTGTTTATTCATTAGCGTTTCCTCCTGTTAATGAATTGTAAAGATCAATGTCGTTTGCGAATAACTCCGCACGTTGAGAGTATGTCATTTTAGCGAAGTCTTCTTTAGTTACTGCGCTGCTTGGTGCTTTACCGCCAGGATTACCAGGCGCTACACCTTTAGGGGCAGACGCTTCCCCAAATAAATAAGGATTAGCTTTGGCAACTTCTGCAAGTTGTTCATCTAATCCTTTAATTTTGCCGTCCTTCACTTTTGCACCGGTTAAATCCAAGAGTGCACGGACCGCAACGTTGTTTTTAGCTTTTGCGTTGGACAATGCTACGTTAACAATATTGTCGATTTCAAGTTGTGCGATTTTACCCTCGTATTCAGCTTTACGAGTTTCTGCATCAGCTTTCATCGTTTCAATTTGTTTCGCAAGCTCCGCATTATCTGCATTAGATTTTTTGAGGTTATCAATCTCGCTGTTAAGAGTCGTGAGTTCCCCTTTTACGGATTTGAGTTCCTCATTTTTAGCATTGAATTGATCCTTAGATACATAATTCTTGCCATAGTCTTCAACGACCTTAGCAGTCTGTTCTTCAGTTAATCCTAGTGCTAACAATTCTTCCTTAGTCATAGTGACCTCCTTAAAAAATACCCATTTCGCTTTATTTTCGTGAGCCACACCTCACGGCTACGGTCTTGTTAGTTATCGCCCAACAATACTAAAATGGCAATAAAAAAGCAGCGTTTCCGCTGCTAATTGATATATTCTTTTTCCCATTCCTCGTAGGTAATCGCTCCGTCAAAATCAGTACTCTTATCGTTCTGGTTTCTCCCTGTACGAGTGCCTTCGAGTCCTGGAATATATGGAATTGTAGTTGACCGGCAATAGCAATGGAACGGCGGAACGGTAACACCTGGTTTAGCATCTACGACTCGGACACGTTTACGATCCATGTGTCTGCAGATAGATGAAGTGTGACTATCGAGTGTAGCCAGTATCTCTAGCTCCTCGACATCCAGGTCCTTCATACTATCAAGAAACCCTTGCTCGTGAACCCGTGCCGTCTCTGTTTCGATTAATCGCTTAGCGTTACTGTACGATGTTTTCATCCGCTTATGCAGATTGTCTGCCATCGTGTCCGCCCCTTGCCCGATAATAAGGGCTTGCGTGAAATCATTCTGTAAATTAGCGACTAACTTACTTGTATCACCCCAAATCCTACTACTGAAATCCTTGCCATCACTCGCCCATTGACTGTGAACCACGCTATCAACACGCTTACTATCAATCGTATTAATAGGTGAATATTCTCCGCGTTGCGTCTGCACTGTGTAGGCGGACTTGTACGCGGAGGACTGATACACATCTTTCAATAAGTCGTTAAGTGAAACACTCTGCTTTTGAGCCAGTATTTCGAGCTCGTGAACCACATTGATATACAGCATCTGTTCACGGCTTAACCGCTCACGAATGGATGCGTTCGATAGCATTTGTTGATGTTCATCGGATACGCCGAGTTTCTTAGCTTCTGCTTTGAATTCAGCTAAATCCATTTTAAAGGCTTTCATCTCGTAGGCGTTCAGTAGTTTCCTTGCTTCGGCTAGTTGAAGTCCGTTTTCTGTGGCGAACCGGCGATACCAATCGTTGATAGCCTTTTCTATCCTGCGTAATGCCCTGGCGTAGTTTGCTTTGATTTCCGCATCAGTGAGATTCGCTTTTTGAAACGATTCATCTAGTAACCGCTCATACCGTTTCTCCCAGTAATCATTCGCCATCTGCCTCACCGCCGTTCGGTACAACAAAATCTGCTGTTACTTCGGACTGTTCCTTTTTTACTTTAGCGAGTTCTTCCGCAGCATCTGTTGTCCACGGATGATTTGCGATAATAGTTTCATTGGATATGATACCAACGGAGTTTTTGCAGTTGTTAATGGTATCGCCCTCATTAATTGGTAAGTCACGATTGAAGATGAAGTCCACTTCTTCGACTGTATCTTGATTAGTTAAACCGCGATATGTGTTAACAAACCACATCAAATCGTGCAAGCTAGATTTGAATTCGAGCTCCATTTCATTGGCATCTAAATCAATATCGGAGTACATCGACATGATGTTCATCTGATTAGGATTGTTGGCCATACGATCGTCCTTAGCATCAAAGCCTCGACCGTTCTCGATAATAGCTTTACGCAAAATGTTAATCAGTAATTGGTAATTGTCGCTATTCACCTCTATTTTTAAGGCTTTCACATCACCATTGACACCATCTACCGTACGAACCTTGATTGCCCCATACGAAGCAAGATTTTGACGGAACTCAGCGAGATTTTCGCCGTCATAGTTCTGTAGTATCAAAATTGTGCTGCGGATATCCTCTTCCATATTGTCCTGGAAGTTAGATAGTAATCGGTTAAGGGCATCCTGTAAGGATTTAACCTTATCGATAAGCGGTTGCTCGAATTCATTCGCACGGAACATAATGAGAGGAATTCGTTCCCAGTTATATGGTTTATCGGCAATAGCAAAATTAGCAGTGTTTTCTTTATCCGGATCAGGAAGTAAACGTTCCGTATCCCATACATAATACTGAATACCATTCGGTGTATAGTATTCGACTTTGTGAATAGTCTTAGTTTCTAATCCGGTGTAGTACTCAATATCGTACAAGTAAAGGAACGCATCTAGTTGTGTGTGTTCCTCATCTGCCCAAAATGGTAAAACCTGATGCGGTTTCATCATTTTAAACTTAAGTGAGCCATCAATGCCGATGTAAGGATGGATATAAGCCTTACCCGCCATCGTTGCAAACTTGCCAACAGACTTCAACAAGCGTTGGAACTGAATACCAAACATCTTATCGAGCTCGTCATCATCGGTGTTAATATCCAACGGCTTAGACAACAAATAGTTAACCTTTTGGTCTACCAAGTCATCAAATCGGTTATCCACAATCTGATTATTAGGAACGCCCTGTAATGCAATTCGCGTATTGCCTTCACCTATAACGTAGCGTTGTTTATTCAGAATGTCATGTTTACCGTCATAGTAATCGATAGCAGTACACATCGTTTTCCGCTGTTCGCTACCTAGAAAATTACGCAGTTGTGCTTGTAGGAACTCGCGTTCCGACATAGTCGCTGAACCTTTTATGATGCGGTCCCACAGCTGAGATAATATCAATCAAACGACCACCTTTCTACATTAATATCTTCCAAACCATACCGCATAGCATCCATAGCATGGTTATTTTCGTCTTCAGGTTTCCCTGTGTATTTTTCAAAGCGATCCTTCGCCCATTGGTATGTGGATAACTCACGCAGCACATTAACGCATCTTGGGTGAACGATTAATTCGTAGTCTTGTATCCGCTGAATACCGTTTAATATGCTGTCTTTACCCTTGCGTGCCCTGGTTATACCTTTTAGCCCCGCCTGATACAATTCCTCAATGGATTTAGGCTCGGCACTATCAGCTCGAATCTTTTCTTTTGCGTAGCCCATATCAATGATGCGGGACGCTAATTGTTGATTCGTAAGCCCTGTTTCGTACAGCTCGTCGAATATGTAGATTTTCTTATGCGCCATATCAACAAGCATGCACACTAGCGCCGTAGGGTCTACTGTATAACCAAAATCAAGGCCAAACGCGGACTTGATACCGGTTTGACCTCTAATTGCATCGACATTAAATTCTTGTTCTTTCCAGTTTTCGTAAACCAGGCCTTCAACAACGCCCCAGTTACCGAGCCCCGCTACTTGGTACCGCTTAGGGTTCTTCTTCATTTCTTCGAATAACACTAAGTCCGATTCACTCAGGAACTCGTTACACAGGTAATTTGTAGTCATGGCCAATACGTTTTCACTAGGTTCATCAAAAAAGCGTTTCTTTAACCAGTGCCTATCTGACCACGGGTTAAACGTAAGCACTACCTGGTGATACATTCCATCGGGTAACTGACCACGAATAGATTCGTCCAGTCTGTTGAACGCATCCTCACTCATAATCTCGTAGGCTTCTTCAATCCACAGCCTACACAACGCGCCAACTTCAACAGTAATGGACGTTACCTTTAAAGGATCATCGAGACCGCGAAATAGGATTTTCTGTCCCGTCGGGATATACGTTATCTCAAGTGGAGACACGGAACATTTGAAGTACCGCTCCACCTTTAATTGTCGCATAGCCCATTTGAGTTGCGCGAAACAACTGTCACGCAAAGTCCGTTCTGTCTTACGAACGACTAGCCAGTTTATGCACGGGTTCTCCATTATCTCCATAATGACTTTTAGAGACTGCGTAGAGGACTTCTTACTGGCACGACTGCCCTTGACTACTTTATAACGGCCTTTAAACCGCCAAAAAGCACCGTATCCCTTGCCGACGATATCAGGCAAGTACACTCTATTAGTCTGCAATATCGTCACCACCTACGATAAGTACAGGCTTAATATCGATAGTTGTATCACCGCTGAGTATTCTATGACGTTTGGCCATAAGTTCAAGGGCTTTTAGTCTTGACTTCTCGTCCGGCGGTTTATCGATGATGCGAGCTTCGGAATATCCGTCGCCCGTACCTTCGATAACGACGTGCTTTTCATTTGAGAGCCCCAGGGCTATCCTTGTTAACTCATACTCGACTTGCTGAGCCGTCATGATGTTTTCATTGAAGTAGGCGTCGCGGAGCTCTTTGACCCTTGCCTTGATGTCATCATTAGTCATCAAGCGACTACCTTGCATTTTAGCTGTTTTCTCAGAGTAACCAGTGCGAATAGCAGCCTGTGTAGCGTTCATATCCTTGATGTACTCATGACAAAATTTTTCGTGTCGTTTATTTGCTAATGCAGCCACTATCTCACCTCCTGGCTATCTTAATACATCACGGCCGTTTCTCTTAAATCGGCCGTGCGAACGTGTGCATAATCCACAATTACTTTTGTGTGCGTGGTCGTGTGTGATATACGTTTGACACAGGCCGTCGTATTCAATTAGTTGTGCTGTGCAAACGCCGTTCTTATTATTCAGGCATTTACGTTTAATGCATTTGACTTCTGTGCTCATACCTTTCACCTTTATAATTTGTACGCTCAAATCCGATGACTAGTTGGTTGTTGTTAGGCTATATAGTTATTGGAGGACTACTAGTTCTAGTCATCAGATGTCAGCGTACAACGATACAGGGCAAGCTCATAATGTATAAGCTTAATAATGTGTTGTGGACATATTCGGCTCGCCCTGGTTTCATTGTGCGGTAAATTTCATTTTTACATATTCCCTCTCCTTAGCTTACGCGATCGCCTACACCATAAATACGGGCCCCTGTATTTACAATGCTACATACAACAAAAAGCACGGTCGTCATCACCGTGCTTTTTGCCGAGTTGTGTATAAGAGAGGATTTGTGTTAGATGACTAATGACACCTTTCACAACTACATTATACTATGTCAAGTCGGTTCATTTAAGTCCAAAGTACTCCAAAACACTCCAAAATACTCCACTATGAGAGGAGCTCTCCTAATTCGTTCAACGCTTTATTTTTTAAATTGAAGTAACTGCTTTTTTCGTAATATATCATCGCTTGTACTTTCTTAGGGAATGCCCCGTTAATGTACTCTTGCGCTAATATAATACGCCCCGGTATACATTCTATCTTTTCAATTAAAGCTCTAGCCTCTTCCCTTTTGGCTATAAGCTTTGCTATCTCCCGTTTTTTGGCGTCCACTGTATCTACAAGTCTAGCCACGTCACCTTCAAGACCTACCGGAGTACCACCCCCTGATACTCGGTCTTTGGAATAATCAATCGCCGATAAGGTGATGATATCATACTGCAGTTTACGAATATCCTGCCTTAGTGATTGAATACGTATAGCAATCAACTTGATATCTTGCAGATACGCTGTAGCCTTTTCCTTATAGTCACTCATGCTGCATTACCTCGTTGATGTAACGGTCTAAGTACCACCGCGCTTTTTTTAGGTCTTCAAGTTTGCCACCCTTATACCCTGCTCTTGCGATGTACTTGATAACATTACCTAGATGATAAGGAAGCTGTTGATCCTCGATAAAATCGATAACCTCAATCTTGCCCCGTGTGTAGTGTGAAGGATGGTTGATAACATCTTCTTTAATGGCCTTAACTTCATGCTCCTCAATAGTTTTGACTACCTCTTCTGCAATAGTTTGCACTTCTTTCTTCTTAGGTACCTTCGAATACTTAGGTAGACACTCCGGACAATATTTAGGCCAACGACCTTGCGCTTTT